AGTATTGTAAGCAAGACACAGAGGTAACTTATAAATTATATAAAGTAATAGAAGAAAAAGGTTACTCACAAGAAGCTATGGATTTAGAACATGAAGTAGCACAATTAATATTTAAACAAGAACAGTATGGATTTAGTTTTAATAGAGTTAAAGCTGAAGAGTTATATATTAAATTAAAAGCTAGAAGTGTAGAGCTAGAAGAAGATTTACAAAAAGTATTTAAACCTATTGTAAAAGAAAGATGGTCTACAAAGACAGGCAAAAGATTAAAAGATTTAGTTATAGTATTTAATCCTAGTTCACGTCATCACATAGCAGAAAGATTAAAAGAAAAGTATGGGTGGGACGCACAAGAATTTACTTCAGATGGTAAAGCAAAGTTAGATGATAAAATATTATCTCAATTAAAATATCCTGAAGCTAAAATATTAGCTGAACACTTTTTATTAAATAAAAGAATTGCACAAATAGCTACTGGTTCACAGGCTTGGTTAAAACATGAACGCAATGGTAAGATACATGGCACATGTAATACCAACTCTTGTGTAACACAAAGAGCTAGTCATTCTTTTCCAAATTTAGGACAGGTTGTTAGTACGTCTGCACCTTATGGTAAAGAGTGTAGAGAATTATTTACAGTACCAGAAGGTAAACGATTAGTTGGAATAGACGTAAGCTCTTTAGAAGTTATGGCATTGTGCCATTTTATGTCAAAGTTTGACAATGGTGAATACGCTAAAGTTGCACTTGAAGGAGACATACACACAGAGACACAGAAATTAGCAGGGCTTGATAGCAGAGACCTTGCGAAGCGTTTTTACTATTGCTTTTTATATGGTGGAAGTGTGAAAAAAATTTCAGAAGTAATAGGGAAACCTTTTAAAGAAGCAGGAAAGATTAAGAAAAGATTTTTAAATAACTTACCTGCATTGCACAAACTTATTGAAGGTGTGCAGTCTGCGGCTGAACGTGGATATTTAAAAGGTTTAGACAAAAGAGATATTAAAGTTAGAAACAGCTATGCCGCACTCAATACACTTTTGCAATCTAGCGGAGCAATTTTATGTAAGAGATGGCTAGTAGAATTTAACAAAGAAATCAAAAAATTTAACAATGCACAACAAGTTGTATGGGTACATGACGAAATACAAGTTGAGTGTGATGCAAAAGACGCTGATGCTATTGGTAAGATAGCAGTAGATTGTATTAGACGAGCAGGTGAACACTACAAATTAAGAGTTCCTCTAACAGGAGAATACAAAGTCTCAACCGATTGGAGTGGAACACATTAATGTATAATAAAAAATTTGACCTTGACCTAAAGTATGGTCAGGAAAGAGAAAAGCGTTTAGCTTCTATACTTGATAAAGATAAATCTAAAATAGAAGTTAAAACAGAAAGAGACTGGTGGTTTAAGACTGGAAACATTGCCATTGAGATGGAATGTAATGGTAAACCTTCAGGTGTTATGGCTACAAAGTCTGACTACTGGGTACATATCCTAGCAGAAGGAGATAAAGATTATTGTAGATTAATCTTTGACACAAAGACAATCAAAAGATTGGCAAAGAAATATATCAGCACATTAAAAGCAGGTGGTGATGGCTTTAGAAGTAAGTTTGTTCTTATACCTTTAGCCGAAATGTTTATGCCAAAAAATTTAACCAAATCTATGCAACAAAGGATAGTAAAATAAATGTATAAGAAAAAGAAAGTTCTCGTTATTGATGGAGACATACTTGCTTATCAAATCGCAACTAATAATGAGATAGAAACAAACTGGGGTGATGGGTTATGGACATTACATTCAGATGAGAAGGCTTGTAAAAGTCAACTTGATTTAGTTATTGAAGATTTAGGTGCTAACTTATCAGCAGATGATTATGTTGTAGCGTTAACAGATAAGAATAATTTTCGTAAAGATATTCTTCCTACTTATAAATCAAACAGAAAAGAAAAACGTAAACCTTTAGTATTAAAAGCTATGCGTGAACACATTATGGAAAAACATAATGGTGTTATGTGGGATAATTTAGAAGCAGATGATGTCATGGGTATTATGGCAACTGAACCTGCGACTACTGAAGAGAGAATACTTGTTAGTATTGATAAAGACATGCGTACAATTCCTTGTACTTTATCTAATGATGGTAGTTCTACTGAAGAGATACCAGAGAAGATGGCTAACTATAATTTTATGCTTCAAGTTTTAACAGGAGATAAGGTTGATGGTTATGATGGTATTGAAGGAGTAGGTATTAAGACTGCTGAAAAACTAATTAGTAAATATACTAACGTAAGACTTCCTGATTTATGGAAGATAGTTAAAGGCATCTATAAAGAAAAAGGTTACACAGAGAAAGAAGCTCTACAACAAGCTAGGGTCGCACACATTTTAAGACATGGTGAGTACAATAAGAAAACAGGGAAGGTTAAGTTATGGAAGATTTAATAAAAGAACCACCTCACTATGCTAACAATAAAATAGAACCTATTGATTATATTATTTCTAATAAATTAGATTTTTGTGAAGGTAATGTTGTTAAGTACATAACACGTTGGCGTAAAAAAGGTGGAATAGAAGACCTTAAAAAATGCAAACAATATGTGCAATTCATATTAGATAAGTATGAGGCTTAATGCTTGAACATAAACATATTTTAATTAGGGCAACTGTTAAGCGTCCACCTATGCAGATAGATACAATCAAAGCATGGGTAAGAAATTTAGTAGATGAACTAGGCATGAAACCATTAGGTGAAACTGTTGCTGTCTATGTAGATAAAAAAGGTAACAGAGGTTTGACTTGTATACAAGCTATTGAAACATCACACATAGCTTTACATTCATGGGACGAAGACAGTCCACCTGTTATTCAATTAGATGTCTACACTTGCAGTAAGTTAAATAAAGAAACTGTATTTAAAGCATTAGATGTATTTGACCCAATAGAAATTAATTACTTAACCCTAGATAGAGAAAAATATTTAGACATAAAAAACAAAGATGAAATAAACAATGACAATAGATTATAATAGAGATGAGTTACTTACAGATTTTGGTAAGACTACTTTAAAAGATAGATACTTATTACCAGACGAAACTTCACCGCAAGATGGATTTATGAGAGCCGCTAAAGCGTTCTCTGATAATGATGAGATGGCAGAACGTATTTATAACTACGCTTCTAAATTATGGTTTATGTTCTCAACACCTATTTTATCTAATGGTGGAACAAACAGAGGTATGCCTATCTCTTGTTTTTTAAATTATGTTGGTGATAGTAGAGAAGGATTAACAGGACACTACACAGAGAATGCTTGGTTGGCATCTATTGGTGGTGGTATCGGTGGCTACTGGGGACATGTTAGAAGTGATGGAGTAAGTACATCTGGTGGTTCACAATCATCTGGTTCTATTCCATTCTTACACGTTGTTGACAGTGAGATAATGGCATTCTCACAAGGTAAAACAAGACGTGGAAGTTATGCGGCTTACATGGATATATCACACCCAGAGATTATAGAATTTTTAGAAATGCGTAAGCCTAGTGGTGGAGACATACATAGAAAATGTCTTAACTTACATCACGCTATAAATATTTCAGATGAGTTTATGCAATTAATTGAAAAGTGTATTGCTGAACCTACTTATGATGACAGTTGGGATTTAATAGACCCCCATACTAATGAAGTTGTAAGAACTGTATCAGCAAGAGAGTTGTGGCAAAAGATTTTAGAAATTAGAGTTGCTACTGGTGAGCCTTATATTTCTTTTACAGATACTATCTATGAAGGAATGCCTGAAACACAAAAGAAATTAGGATTAAATGTACATCATTCTAATTTATGTACAGAAATAGTATTACCTACTGACGAACATAGAACAGCAGTGTGTTGTTTATCTTCTGTAAATTTAGAAAAGTTTGATGAATGGAAAAATAACAATTTATTTATATCTGATTTAGTTAGATTTTTAGATAACGCTTTAACTTATTTTATTGACCATGCACCTGATAGTGTATTCAGAGCAAAGTTTAGTGCGGCTAATGAAAGAAGTATTGGGCTAGGAGCTATGGGTTTCCACGCTTACTTACAATCTAAAGGTATTCCTTTTGAAGGTGCGTTGGCTAAATCAATGAACTTAAAAATATTTAAACACATTAAAGAACAAGCAGTAGCAGAGAGTAAAAGACTTGGTATTAAAAGAGGTGAAGCTCCTGACATGGAAGGTACAGGCATGAGGAATGCACACTTGTTAGCAATAGCACCTAATGCTTCTTCATCTATTATATGTGGTACTACTTCTCCATCAATAGAACCTTTTAGAGCAAATGCTTATGTACAAAAAACAATGTCTGGTTCTTTTTTGGTAAAAAATAAATATTTAGAAAAATTATTAGATAAAAAAGGTATCAATACAGATAAGACTTGGACTTCTATACTTGCAAACAGAGGTTCAGTATTACATTTAAAAGAATTATCTGATTATGAAAAAGATACTTTTAAAACAGCTATAGAAATTAACCAACAGTGGATAATAGAACATGCGTCTGACAGACAAAAGTTTATTTGTCAGGCACAATCAGTAAATGTTTTTGTACCTGCTGATGTTAATGTTAAAGAGCTACATGACATACACATGTTAGCTTGGAAACGAAAACTTAAAACTTTGTACTATTGCAGAAGTGAAGCAATTAAACGTGCAGAGTTATTATCAAAGAAAATAGAAAGAACAATCATACCAGAGGCAGATTGTTTAGCTTGTGAGTAATGGGAAAGTATTTAATAATTTTAATACTGCTGACAGGTTGTTCACAGATTAATGATAAATTTAATCCTGCAACTACTGTAATAAAACACATAATAAAAGGAACAAATGAGTAAATATATATTAGAAATTATATATCATTATTCAACAGCTTTAACATCATGGTCGTGGACTAAATTATATGGAGATAGAAATAAAAAAATGAAAACAATACCAGATACTATAGATAGTATAAAAAAGAAAATAAGAGAACTTCAAGTATTATCATTGTACTACAGAGAAGGAATAGTAGGAGCATGGGTAGGACTTTTATTAGGAATAATAATAGGAATGCTAATATGACCTACAGTTCACTATTTGATGACATAGATAAACCAAAAAGAAAAAGAAGAAAAAAAAGAACACCAAAACAATCTGTATTATGGACTGTGTATCATACAGTCTTGGCAGTTGAATTATTAATCATAATTATAATAGAAGGAATTGAGTTATTAAGATGAGCTTATTTAAAACTAGAGCATACTACAAACCATTTGATTACGAATGGGCTTTTGAAGCATACGATATGCAACAAAAAATGCACTGGCTACCATCTGAAGTTCCTTTACATGAAGACGTAAGAGATTGGAATGAAAGATTATCTGAACCTGAAAAGAATTTAATAGGTCAGATATTAAAATTCTTTACACAAGGAGATGTAGATATAGCACAAGCATATTTAGATAAATACATTCCAATGTTTAAACCACCTGAAGTTAGAATGATGTTATCTGCAATAGCTTCTAGTGAAGCAAACCACGCACATAGTTATTCATTATTAAATGATACGATTGGTTTACCAGATAAAGAGTATCAAGCATTCCATGAATATAAACAAATGGCTGATAAGCATGAGTATCTTTTTAAATCTAAAGGAAAAGGTATAGAAGGATTAGCTAGAGAGATAGCTTGTTTTTCTGCATTTGGTGAAGGACTACAACTGTTTGCATCTTTTGCAATGTTACTTAACTTCCAAAGATATGGAAGAATGAAAGGAATGTGTCAGATAGTTACATGGAGTATTAGAGATGAGACACACCACGTTGAAAGTATGATTAAATTATTTCATCAAATTATAAAAGAAAACCCAAATATTTGGACAGAAAAATTTAAAGCAACTATCTATCAAACAGCTAGAGATATGGTTGACCTTGAAGATAAATTTATTGATTTAGCTTTTGATATGGGCGGTATTAGAGGTTTGAAACCAGAAGAAGTTAAACAATATATTAGATATATAGCTGATAGAAGACTTCTACAGTTGTCTTTAAAACCAAATTATAAAGTAAAAGATAATCCACTTGGTTGGTTAGAGTGGGTGTTAAATGGTGTAGAACACGCTAATTTCTTTGAGAATAGAGCAACTGAATATAACAAAGGTACTGTAACAGGTAATCTTTGGGAGTAAACCTGCACTTTTAGATGAAAAACATTGACGAAGATTTGGTTTTACCTACAAAAGTAGACGACCTAATTAAATTGTTAAACAAAGTTTACCCAGAAAAATCACCTGAATTAAAAGATGATACTAAAACTATTTATTTTAAAGCAGGTCAAAGGGACGTGGTTAAATTTATCAATACTTTAAAAGAGAGGACAGAGAAATAATATGTGTTCAAGACCAAAAATGCCACCACCACCAAAAGCTCCACCTATGCCTGTGAATACTTCACAGACTGTTGGAGAAGAAACTGCACCAGAGTTAGTTACAGCTAACGAGCAGGATTTAAACATTAAGAAGAAAAAGAAAATAAAGTCAGGTACAACTGCTTTAAACACTACTTCTGGTTTAAATATTGGTACAAGTGGTTCTAATTATACAGCATAAATAGATGGAATATACAGGTGAATTAACTAAACAACAGACAGCTAAAGAACGATATAATAAGTTAATCACTAACAGAGAACACTTTTTAGATAGAGCAGAAGAATGTAGTGAGTTAACTATTCCTTCTCTAATTAAGCCTGATGGTTTTACATCATCAAGCGATTTATACAATCCCTTCCAATCAGTTGGTGCAAGAGGCGTCAACAATTTAGCAAGTAAACTTCTTTTACTTTTGCTTCCCCCAAATTCCCCATTTTTTAGATTATCAATAGCAGGAGAAGCTAAAAAAGAACTAGAAGAAAATAAAGAAATGAAGACTGACATAGAGAAATCTTTGTCTGTTATTGAAAAAGAAGTATCAAGTAAAATAGAACAACTTGCATTAAGAGTTTCAGTATTTGAAGCATTAAAACATTTAATAGTTGGTGGAAACGTATTAACTTATTTACCTAAAAAAGGTTCAATGAGAGTATACCCACTATCTCAATATGTAGTTAAAAGAGATGGTTCAGGAAATGTATTAGAAATAATTATTAAAGAAGAAGTTAGTGTTTTATCTTTAGGAAAAGAAATAGCGGCACAAGTTATTTCAGACCCAGAATATAAACAAGATGAAGATTGTGAAATATATACACACATCTACAAATTAGATGACAATGATTTCTATGTTTGCCAAGAAGTAAAAGGTATTAAAATTCCATCAAGTATTGGTAAATTCAAAAAAGAAAGAATGCCTTATCAAGCATTAAGAATGGTTAGAGTAGATAATGAAGATTACGGCAGAGGATATGTAGAAGAATT